GTTTATTTCCTGGTCCGCCACAAATGCCATTTGATACTGATACTTAGCAAGGACAAGCACAGCAGCAGGAATACTATTCGGAACCAAGGAATCATAACAAGCATCGTAAATACGACGCAACAGAACAGTAGTATCATTGTCCAGGTTATTGACAACCCATTTACGTACTTCGGAAAAGTTTTTCTGTTTAAGGTTTTTAACCAGTTCATTGACGGCAACATCTGAAAAAGTAGCAAGAATACCAGAGTCGATTTTCCCACTTACGGAATATCTTTGGCATTCATTGAGAACACGTCTCCAATCAGGAAAGTGCTTGTTGATTAATTCAATAATTACTTTATCTTCATATTCAACTTCATTCTCTTGTAAGATTCCTTTAAGTCTCTGATAAAAACCTGCAGCCAACTTTGCCTTTTCTTTTCCTTTGATGTTAAAGTCAATGACTGCACATCTAGAGTGGAGGGGTTCGATAATTTTATTTTTGTAGTTGCAGGTAAAGATGAATCTGCAGTTGTTATAAAATGTCTCAATATTTGCCCGTAAGAGGAGTTGTACGTCGTGCCCTGTGTTATCTGCTTCATCAATGATGATAACTTTGTGTTTTCCATTTCCTTGAAGTGATACGGTCGATGCAAAATTCTTCGCATTGTTTCGGACAGTATCAAGGAATCGTCCTTCATCGGATCCGTTGATGACATAACAATCTACTCCTAATTCATTGCATAGTGCCTTTGCTACTGTAGTCTTACCAATACCAGGAGGACCAGAAAGTAAAAGATTTGGTATCTCTCCTTTATTTAGAAAGTCCTTAAAAGTCTTTTTAATTTGAGAAGGAAGGATGCAATCATCAATAGTTTTTGGGCGGTGAGACTCCACCCAGAGAAAGTCAGTGTTGTTCATAATCAATAATAAATTTATCTTTCAAGTGCCAATGAATATCATCATGCACTTGCTGCATTGCATTGTGTTTAATTGCCCAATAATCATCATCATCTCTGATGAAAATATTGACTTGAGTTTTCACATTAACTCTAATTGCTTTCATCTTTCTTTAGAGTAAAAGAACCATCATCATTGGGAATCCATTGTAACACATCTCCTTCAGTCCATCCAGTGACTTCTAATAAGTCCTCAGGAAATGTAAGAACACCATCCTCACTTACTACAAGATTCCATTTCATATCCATTCAGGTTTGCGATGTGGTAATCGTAGGTAGTTGTCAGATACCCAAGACTTAGATGCAATATACATTTTATATGCTTCAATAGTGGTGATGTTATCATCAAACTTAAACTCCTCCGGCATTGCACGAACAAAAGGAGTATGACCATTCCATTTTACATAAGGAATAATTTCGTCAGCAACAAGGAGAGTCTTAAAGCAAGTATGGATTTTTCCATACCGAGTAAAATACTCTTCACATAATGCTATACCATGCTCAAGCAACCATCTAGTGTTTGCTAGGGTTTCGTTTGCCCAGATAGTACAAGGGTGATTACGGAACGCTCCCTTGTCCGTAGCATAGGGTGTGCCGTCTTTCTTAGGCAGTGTGCCATAACCATGCCCCCACTTGTCTGAGGCGACTATAGAGAGCATCTGACAGGTCTCCAGGGGCATCTTGACAATGTGCTTGTCTGGTAGGACAGCAGCAGATTTCCATGGAGATTCATTTGTGACGAAAATGTTCATTTAAAAAACTGCATAAGATACGCTACACCCCAGTGTAGTTTATCAGCAGGTATGTCGTCAACGTTCTCCTTTAAAATCTTTACACCATTCATAATTCTTTCAAGACCAACAGCGACAGCAGTTGCCTCAGAAATTTTCATGAACTCAGCAAAGTCTTCATCATTTCCATTCTTCACACCACTAATGTAATAGTTACGTGCTTCACGAAGAAGTTCTTGTGTCTCAGGTTCAAATGTAATGGTTTCATCCTTCAAAGGAATTGCCAAGTTTTTCATACAAGACATACTAAACTTCATTGCCTTTCTAGTTTCTTCGATAGGCAATGCCCATTCTTCTTTGTCTCGAAATGAATGCTGAATAATACCATTGGTACATTCCATTACACGAAGAACGGCAATCTTATCCTTTTCAGTATCAGGAAGATTACCGTATATTTCTTTCCAATTTTTCATGTTAAAAGTTTACTAAAGCTAATTGCTAGAAGAAATCCTAGCATGATTACGATGTCCCATGATTTTGTTTTTATAAAGAATGGGATTGAGATTGTGTCTGCAATTGTATTCATAATGACCCCAGCAGTCAAATTAACATGCAGTACGACAAAATAAGCAGCAATAACCATGATGCTGCCCATAACTCTCATTACAGTGAATGCTTTCATTCAAAAGAAGAATCAGGTTCAAGTGCAATGTAATATGTAAGTTTGTGGTCTTTACTTTGAAATCGCGAAAGAAGTTTATTAGAGATAACAACTTCATAAGAACCAGGAAGAATTTTTATATTCTCAACTTTAAAGTTGAACGTAAATGTTTCACCAGATTCACCCACAACAACAGAGAAATCATTAGATGTATCGTTTCTTTTGTCTCTTGCGACTAATTTTACAAGACCATCACTACCAACAACAGAAAGATCAGGCAATTGAAGAACTGCTGCTGCTTTAAGGACTTTTGCAAGTTGTTCAGTAGAAAGAACAAAGCAAACATCTTGAGTAGGAAGAGTGATTGATTTGTCAGGAGGAGTAACAATCACATTCGCATCAGCAAAGAAATACTTAGATCGAGTCTTACCTTCTTTAATTACAACATACTCATTGGTCTTAAAATCAAGTTCAGGATTCTGATGAAGGTCAATGTTTTGAAGAAATTGATTCAAATCATAAATTCCAAAGTCCTTTGGAAAATCTTCTTCAACTTCTGCTTCTGCAAGAATGTTTTTCATAACCGAAATGGTTCTAAGAAATTTTCCTTCTTTGAATAGAATAGATTGATTAATAGAAGAAAAATTCTTCAAGACGGAAAGAGTTTTATCAGATAGTTTCATTGTTTGTTCTTTGAGTTTCATTATTATTGAGGGTAGATTTCAAGTTTTGCATTCTTATCATTGAAATGCATCAGAAGAACAGCATAGTGAAGGATCTTCAAGATATCACGACGTGCCGTGCCTTTCTTATCATATCGTGAAGCATACTTTAGAATGTTAGATCTACAGAATGCTTCACCATCACCGCAAGCTTCAATCAAATCCAATGTCTGGATTTTGTCGTCACCAGCAGAATAATGTTGCCTATAAGTTCCTTGAATATACTCAAGAAGTTCTTTTACAATCTCCTCTTCATTATATTTGAAAGAAGTTGCTGAAGTATTAGGAATTATATCAGTCATGTTTGTGTTGTTAATCAAAAATTCATAATCACTATGCCCCCAAGGATACATACCATCATCAATAGTTTCATCCATTTTTAAAATTTCATCGTAAAGCATGGACCAAGAGTTAGTCATAATTTATTATATCAGGAAAAGTTGTGAGAGTCAAGAGATTCTTTTTGCTGCTCTTCAGAAGGCATTACAAAATCAGCATCCACTTTGTCATAGAGTTCCAAAAATGATTGCTTGGTCTCATCATCAAACCGATTGACACAAACTTGAATTGCTTTTGCCTTATTATTAAAAATGCTGTAAGCACGGATGATGTGAACCAAACGACGGGTACTGATGATTTCATCAATACCACCATCATAGAATGTTTTGCGGATGATGTCTGCCCAATCTACAAGACGTTTGCAGAAGTCACGATCTTCCACTCCAAGATCCAAAGCATTACCCTCAAGGATTTTTTGTTCGGTTGTGGGAGTTGGATATGCCTGCTCAAAAGTTACAGGGAAACGTTCCAAAAATGCTTCGTTCAGAACATTAGTTCCAATAAAACGACCATCATCAGAACCTTTACCTTTTGTGTTTGCAGTAGCAAATACATTGAAACCTTTTGTTGGTTTTACATACTTACCAATTTTTTTCAGGAACACACCCTTACCTTCAAGGATGGACTGGAGACAGAGGATTTTATTGCTAGCAAGGTCAACTTCATCGAGTAGCAAGATTGCTCCTCTTTCAAGTGCTTCAACGACAGGTCCGTTATGCCAAACAGTTGCCCCATCGACAAGACGGAAACCACCAATAAGATCGTCTTCATCAGTTTCAATAGTAATGTTTACACGAATGAGTTCACGTCCAAGTTGAGCACAAGCTTGCTCTACAGATAACGTTTTACCATTACCCGAAAGACCCGTAATGAACGTTGGATAGAAAAGACGGGACTGAACAATTTTTTTAAGATCACCAAAGTTACCAAACTTGACGAAAGTATCATCTTTATCAGGAATCAAATTTTGCTCAATAGTAGGCATGGCAGGAGGTGCCTGATAAGTTTGCTCAAGTTTTTCCTGAA